GACCGGCGAATATGGCGGGACAGGAAGGATTCGAACCTTCGACCATTCGGTTAACAGCCGAACGCACAACCGCTGTGCTTCTGACCCAGAAACGACAAAGCCCCGACGTTTCCGCCAGGGCCTTTTTGTTCATCATGCCGCCACTTAAAGCTAAGGCAGCATATCAAAGTAGACTCAAATATGACGCATTTAGTTGACTTTTGCAAGGCATTGCTGCGAAAAAGTCGCTTTTTGTTGTGAACGTGATCGCGAAACAGAGAGTAAAGACTGGTTATCAAGTTCCTGGTAGATGTCCATCATAGACTGCCAGTAATCTGAGTAATTGTGGCACCAGTTATCTGGCTTGATTCCCACCATAGAGGCCGGGGAATAGAGGTCTCCCCTGCCGGTTACTTCAGCCTTTTTATTTTGAGCTGCCAGCCAGATAAGCTGACGAAGGCGCTCGACCGTTTTCTTTGCAATGCGCACGCCGGACAACTTCTCGCTGAATTGCTCCCACGCCCAGCGGGTGATCGTCTCCTGGTGCTCCCAGCGGATATTGTCGCTGTAGTTCCACAGCAGCCACGCCTTCTGGTGATCGTCTAGCAACAGTAGCGCCCGGCGCCATGACGCCGTTGAATACTCAACAGGCAGCACCAGGGCGATTGCTGAGCCTTTTGCACGTGACTGGCTGCCGGCCATCGGTTGGCTGTCAGGGTTTACCATTCGCTTCTTCTGTGGGTCGTAAACTTTCTTGCGCCCGCGGCTTCGCGGAGTAGCCTCAAACATCGCGTTTTCCGCAAAGGCTACCAGTTGTCCTTTCGTTGCCCCGCTCAGATCGGCGGTGGCCACTATCAGCTGCTGGCGAACAAATTCCAAGTATTGAGCTGTCATGCTGTCTCTCCCAGGGTCTGATAGATGCGAACGAAATTTCTCAATATGCGGTAGTCAACCAGTACGGTGCCGCGGCTACGCAGGAGGCGGAGCTTTTGCCAGCGGTCGCGGATGCGTTCGATAACGTCACGGCTCATGCGGCCTCCATTTCGGTAATGGTCAGCTCAAGTCGCCCACCTTTGACGACAGGCATTCTCTTCACGCTGTAGTAGTCAACCTGCTGGTCATCGAGCCAGAAACCCGATTTCGTCAGGGCGTCGAATGCTGCCTTCTGCAGGTTGTCCAGGTCACGTCGCCGGCGGTCCGGCATGTGGCACTCAATACGGATTTTCAGTGGCGTGGCCAGGCCGATATCAAGCATCGAGTCTTTGATGATTCTGGCGACGCTGTCGCGGTATGCCTGCCCTTCCGCGCTGATGTGTGTGCGCCCGCGATTGTGTCGGTAGTAGCGGTTGTTGCTCGGCGGCCACGGCAGCGTGATGTTGTAGGTATTCATGCTTTCACCAACCCCTCTTTCACCCAGATAACCTGTGTGCGTGCCATACCTTCCAGCGCGCACTCCTTTGCATACTCCGCATCTACCAGGCGCGTGCGGCGGTCAATTTCATCGTGACAGGATGAACAGGTGATAGCGGCGATCAGATCAGGCGGCTTGATTCCTGTCCCGCATAATCCAGCAATGCGGATATGGGCCAATACCGTGGTTTCTGAGTTGCCGTTGCAGACGCCCGGGATACGAACCTGACATTCGCGACCGCGAGCAGCTTTGCGAAGATTAGCCATGCTTACCCCCAAATCCGTTGACGAAGTGATCGCGGCGTATACTCCGGTCGAGCACAAACCGGCAGCCTGGCGCTGACCGTCCAGCTCAGATAATCCGGGTTAAGGCTTTTCTCGGTGACGATGCCACGCGCCTGATATCTGGACACCAACTGTTCTGCCTGCTCCGCAGTGCATTCGGGATGCTGAAACCATGAGTATTTCATCAACATCACCCCGCAAAGCTCAGCAGCTGACTGGCGGCGTTTTCAGCCTCAGCTGGCGAGTGGAACTTGCGACGCAGAATGTAGTTCCAGAGCACATTCAGCACTGATTTGTAGACGCCGTTAAACTGGCTGTCGTCCATGCTGGCGAAGGAGATCGACTTTGCGACACGACGACGGCTGCCGTCAGGCATCTGGTATTCGTCGTAAAAGCCAGCCTGAATGGTTGCCCACTCGCGGAAGGATTCGAAGTGTTTCAGAAGCGCCATATCGCGGGAACGAGAAATACCGACAGAGGAGAGATACATCTCCGCGGCGTTCTGGAGCGCAGCGCGCTGATCGAAGTCGGATGAGAGGAAGTCGATAAACCCGGATATGAGGGTGCGCTCTGCGGGCTCAATGAGACCACCGGAAGGCGTCCAGTAGTGATACCCGAGGGTCAGAAGCTTGAAGAACTTCTTGTGGAATGCGTAATTCCGGGGCTTGCGGAACTCACCGCAAAGCAGTTGCCCTACCGGGATAAGTTGCAGGTATTCGCTGGTTCCCGGCTCTGCGGGAATCAGTACGTTTTGATAACTCTTCTCAAATTGCAGTGTTTGCGCCATGTGTCCCCACTTGGCGCCGGATAATCGTGTCAGTTGCTCAGGCTGACGAGGTAATTATCGCCCTTCCCGGGGATAAATGCAAAATGAGCATATACGAGAAAAACCCCTCCGGAGAGGGGTTTGATTTCAACTGAAGGCTTTGCGTTCTGCGGGGGATTTAGGCACCCTTTACCTCTACGCATTGAATATTATCTACGCTCGGCGAAACGTCGTCCCAGGACCTCTTATCATCTGCAACTTTCATCGCCTTAATGGCTGCTTTGCACTGCTCCATACTCTGCATGGGGACCACCTGCATATTCGATGTATTGCTGCTGATGACGAAAATCAGGAAGATGTACGCCATCACTTCACCTCCAGGCGCCAGACGGCCTGGCCAATGCGGCTCTCGTGGGGACATTTGGATACCAGCCCCTCTTTCGCCAGTTCAATAAGCTCTTTGCGGAGGTCGGCGCTCCTCCATTCCACCCCAGGGAATTTGCGCTCCATCGCGCATCGGATATTCCAGGTAGCCATGCGGAAAGGGTATCCGCTCCCCAGTGTCGCATCCTGCAGCGCAGCAGCATCAGTCATCACCTGCATGATTTTGCTTTTTACGTCACTCACTCTTCACCTCCTGCGGGGCGGCCGGCAGCGGCATCCAGTGGGTTACGATTGGACGGTAATTTGTTTTTCCAACCCATCCACCTCCATCATGCCAACAAACGAATGGTTGTCCGTAAGTACCAAAATCAGCACGTTTTTCAATACAAAGAACAGGCTCAGTATTATCAGGAATACGCTCGCTTACCGGAATCCATTTACCCGGCACGGTAACGACGCTCTGCACCGAGTTCAGAGCGGGGGTATCATGCGGGGCGGCTGCTAATGTGGAGTCAATGATATGCTGACGCATCCAGTTAGCTCCTCGTGCAAACACGTTTACCGGGTCTCCATAGTAATATCCTATTTCATATGCCTGCTCTGCTGTCATCTCGTCAGGAATTACCAGCGCTGGCTGCGCGTGGCGATAGAGCGGCGCTATGTTTCGCTCTATGTCGGTAATGACGCTCCAAATTGGGACTGACTCAACGCCTTGTTTCGCCATATCACGATAACTGTCGGCATACGCCAGCACAGGATTGCGATCCGGCTCGCTGTCCTCTACCGGCTGCGCTGGCTGCATATCTGGACCTTTGCGAATAGCTTTTGCCAGCTCGATAGGGTCATCGTAAAGCCAGTCTCCGGTTTCAGGGTGATTGGCTTCTGCCAGTTGGGCGGCCCATTCCAGACCGTCTTTGTGTCCCTGCAGGTAGTCAAGCGGCAGTTCAACCGGCTCGCTGTCCATTGCGGCCAGCGCCATGCGGGAAAGCTCCATGATTTCATCAGAACTTAACCACTCTCTGATTTCTTCCTCGTCATAAGCTTCGCTATCAATGGCTCGGATAATTCGCTGAATACGCTCTCTGGTTAATTTACTGGTCATTGGTTGGCTCCTTCTGCCTGATACTTTTCGAACCAGAACACTACCGGGTCAGCTTTCATTTCAACCAGTCCCATGCGAACCAGCGCCTTTCCTTTCCCGGACACCAGGAACTCTCTGCGCCCATCGTCGATAATTCGGCGATAGTCATCCAGGCTATTGCAGTGCTTGTGCAGATTGCATGGATGACATGCAGGAACCATGTTGTTGATGTCGTCTCGCTCCTCATGAAGCATTTGCCCATCGAATCGGATAACAGGCTGAACGTGGTCAGCGTGCCATTTGTCGCTAAGCTCACAGCCGCAGTAAGCGCAGCGGCCGCCAAACTTCATGCGCAGCTCTGCGCGTTGTTTTTTGGTCAGTGCCATCACTCAGCCTCCACCTTGATGCCAGCGGCGGCACGTTCTGCCTCGCTTTGTTCCCAAAACCACTTGTGAAGCACCATAAGCTCTTCATCGAGCGGAGCATATTTGCGGTCGAAATATGCCTGTGCGTCTTTCTCTGCCTCATCAGGCAATTCGCCAGGCCCGAAGAGCGTGTTATAAATCCACGCCAGCCCGTTTTTAGCATCGCCAGTGGCCTGCCATTCGATGATTGCAGCCTGCATAACCAGGATATTTTTCCCGATCAGCAGATCCAGCTGTTGATAGCGCTTACGGATATATTCGTTTTGCGCTTCAAGTTCGGCGATGCGCGACCTCAACATAGAAATAGTGGTTTCGTAGCTCTCCGCCATCCCGGCCACGCCAGCGGTGTTTTCCGCCTGCGCCTTCTCCAGCGCCTCTACCAGCGCATCAATGCGGTCCTGCTGATAGTTCCACGCCATTGCTGCGGCATCGCCACAATCGCCAATAGCGGCATCATCAGCGTTGCAGTGCGGGCAGTAGCATTCGCCATAATCACCAGAGAAAAGAGGCTCTCCACCATTCAGATTGTTGCTCGGGTACATTTTTCCGCAGTCGGTACATTCAGCCAGGTAGTAAGACCCTTCAACTTTCTGCCCCTTCATCTGCGCCAGTTCGGTGATATCAGTCATGCTGCACGCTCCGCCTTCTGCTTGTTGTATACGGCCCAGCTAAGGGCATCGAGTTTGCGCTGGCCGGCTTTGTCGAAGAGGTGAATGCCGTTTTTGCAGGCATGCTCGGCCTTCACTTGCTCTTCCAGTTGAGCCAGTTGCTCATAGGTGAGCGTTGCCAGTTTCAGGCGATTCCAGCCGAAGTTAGGGATTCGGTTGCTCATTTGTCGGCCCCCTCGCGCAGTTGCGACTCTACTTGGCTGGCAATGCTCAGCGCTGATTCCATCCCAACAACTTCGTCCTGATAGCAGGATGGAGACTGGATATGCTCCTCAAATGCTGACTTAACCAACGCCACCCCATCAGCCTTAATTCCGGCTACGATGCGATCGGTGGCGGGGGTTTGGATGCGAATGCTGTCACGCAAAATGAAGTACGCGTCGAGCATCCCGGACTCTGGGCAATCTTCCTGATGCCACTCGTAAGCTTCCAGGGCCTTCATCATCTCTGACCCAAATGGTTGTGGGTGTGCAGCCTTCAGCGCCACATTCTCCGCAGCCAGCTGCTTAAACGCTTTCGCCAGCTTCAGGAACTTCTGCTCTCTGATCGACAGCTCGCCCGCGTTCTCCAGGGAGGCGATGAGCTCGTTTACTGCCTGTAATGTGATAGTCATGCTGATGTTCTCCCGTAAACAGCCAGTACCCGCTTCATCGCCGGGCTTTGCCGACACTCGTTGAAAATCTGGTTAGTACTCTTTCTGCCTGCAATCTCTTCTTCGGTGGCCAACCGGTAGTAAACCGTCCGCCACACCCGAGCTTCCGCTACCAGCACCCCCTGCTTTGCCAGGATATTTGCAGCCTGGTTGATGCAGGTATGCGTCATTCCTGAAGCCGCGGCGACATCTGGAGAGCTGCAGGTTTTATGCGTTTTCAGGTAGTTCAGAATTGCGTCTTTGCCTGTCATCATTGCCACCTGTTCTCAAGAAGCGCCTGTCCGTTGCGAATGAGCTTGGCCTTGTCCTTCTCGCCAATCAGAAA